CGACAGCATGATGCAATCCGGCTCGCCACCGTTCATGTAGGCAGCTTCGACAGCCGCCTTCAACGCCGCCTCGGTCATCGCGGCGGGCGTACCGGGGGTGGCTGCCGTAGGGACCGTGGTAGTCTCAGCGCGCACCGTGCCGCCGCCGAGAGGAACCACGTTAGCGGTCTCGTTCGCCAGAGGATCGCGGAAGCTGGCCTTGAGCCCGCCAAGCAGCGAAGCGGTATCGCCATCGGCGTCCGGGGTGGCAGTCTGGTTGCCGGTGAGGATAGCCTCCATATCGCGCTTGAGCGCTTTTGACGCTTTGGCGAGCTGAAATGAAAGCTCCGACCCGCGACCAGCCTTATCGACCACGTCAGCGCGGCCAGTGACGATCAGCTCCTTGCGGCTGATCTGGTTGATGTTGCCGACCCGACGGGCCTTCATCGAGGAATCACTCGTCAGGTCCGCACCGTCCTTGGCCGCGTTACCGGACTGCGGCTCCTGCAGGGAATCCTGCTGCCAGGAGGTGTAAACGTCGCTGGACTTACCGCGACCGATGCCGGACATAAACGGGGTCTGCGTCGGGGCGATGTTGTAAATCGCGTCCATGAAATCCTCACGGACGTTGTCGCCCGCCCGATCACCGACAGTGTCTCCGTCGGTCAGGTCAATGCGCTGGAAATAATCTGCTGGCTGTGCCATTGGGGTTACCTGTGCGAGGCATCATAGAATGCCTTTTAATTTGCCGAACACTTCGGCGGCAGCTTCGATGCTGTTCGTCTCAGCCAACTTGGCCTTCGCCGCATCGAGTTCTCTCTGCTGTCCGCCTGCGGGTTTCGAGGCGACTCCAGCGGGGGTCTTGTGAGCTGTAGCGATCTTCTTGCGCGCCAGGTCCACTTTACGCATGACCTCGTCGTACAAACGCGCCTTCTCAGAAGTTAAGAATGGTCGCGGGTCCACCAAGCCGTCGATCTCCCGGGATTCAAACCCCAAGGTACCGATCATGTAGGCCCTTAGCCGTTGCCCATTCTCCGCAAAGGTTTTCTCATCCGTCCAACCAAGCTGCTCCGAAATCGCCTGTCTGCCGGCCATCCGCGCCTGCGCCATATACGCATCATGCTCCTGGCGTGCCTGCTCCTGACGCTGCATCAAATCCGCCTCCAAGCCGCTCTTGCGCTGCTTGAGGGTGTTGAGCTTCTGGTTGTAGTCCGCTACCTGTGCGACGTACTCGACGGGATCATCCTGTCTAAGCTCCTCCCAATTACGGGTGTACTGCTTGTTTAGAGCGATCTCTTCCGCGTCGAGCACCTGGTTAGCCATCTGGGCAAGCTGTTGTGCCTGCCCTTCCTGCTGCTGTCTCGCTTGCTCCCAAGCCTGTTTCTGCTGGAGAAACTCCTCGTTCTGTCGCGTGAAATGCTTCTGGAGTTGGTAACCCTTACGCAACTCATCCGGCGATACCTGTGCCTCTTCGCCATCGACCTTGGTCTTGAGCTTCAGTACCCCGTTGTCCAGGGCGATGTCAGCAGCTTCTAAACCGAGGGTCTTGGCGAGCGAAGCGAGGTCAATCGGCTGTTGCTCAGTGCCTTCTTCCTCTGCGTCCCCCGATGGATGCGACTCATCCTCCGGGGCAAGCCCGAGGGCTTGTAAAGTAGCGGCGTCCAGCTCCTGAGCATCCTCATCTCCCGTCTCCCGAGTAGGGGGGACGCGAGACGGTGACGAGGATGCCTGGTCGGCGGGAGCCGCGTTATCTGTTTCCTGAAGTCCCTCAAGAGCCTGATCAGCACCGTGCTTGGCGACAAAAGCCGCCATATCGGTGACGCCGGTATCCTGAGCTGTCGCTTCAATGGGCATGTGTTTCTATTCCTGTTGGATTTGAATAATAGCGCAAGCTACTCTTTTTGGGAACGTTTCTTCTCGAACTCTCGGTCATCGACCAGCTTTTGCAACTCGGAGCGGATGGCGCGTAGGCCTACCAACTGCAACTTGAATGCATAAAGCGTGTCCTTCTCCGCCGGTGCGAGCCGGGTGATTGCGGAGATAACCCGCGCTTCGAGCAGCGACATAACCCGCTGGAAGACCGCCGAACGCTGCAACGAGTTCGCGGCAATCCGCAGACTCTCTTGGTCGTCAGCGTCGATGGGGCTGTACCCGGCCAGCCACTGATCGAGCGAAAGCGGCGCCTCGCGGAACGGGTCCTGGTCACTCACTTCTCACCTCGTCGGGACGGGGATTACGGGCAAGCGCAGCGTTGGCCCAGAACATCGCCTGCTCGATATTGGTAACCGCCAGAGACTTCTCACGACAGTCAGGAATATACTCGTTCAACGCACGCGCCAAATCGTGGCAACGCACGCACACATCCTCGTGCAGCTTCACCTTTTCTGCATCCGGTACATGGTAGTCGAAGTCCCACACGAGTCGGTTCAGATTCATTTCTTCTCACCCCCAGTAGGTTTGGTCGCTTTCTCTTTGGACTGACGCTCCTGAGACTCCAGCGTGGCTTTCGCCTGCTCCAGGTTAACCCCTTGCTGCACTAAGACGGTCCCGGTGTTCGCGGCAATCTGCGCCTGATCGGTCTCAACCGTAGCGGCAAGCGCGGCCCACGCGAGACGCTGCTCGCGCATAAACTGCTCCATCTCGGCCTGACGGTCCTTGTCGGCAATCTGCGCCTTCATCTGCGCCTCCATCAGCTTGCCTTGCTGCTGCATCTGCGCAACCTCGCGCTGCAAGCCGAGAAGCGCCTCTTGCTGCTGCTGCGCCGCCTGCTGCGCCTCCTGCTCCTGCTGCGCCGCCTGCTCAGCTTGTTGCTTCGCAAACTGCTGCGCCCGGACCATCTCCTGCCCGCGGGGAGTCTGCGCGTTGCGCGGGTCCTGGGTCAGCAACGCAGGGTCGAGCCAGAAATCATCCGGGTCTCCCAGACCCTGCACCCGCACCAGCTCGCTGGCGGTGTACTGAATCCGCTCAGGACTGACGGTGACGCCCATCAGACCGCCCCGTAACGCCTGCTGCTGCATCTCAAAGACCTGGGTCAACCCCTGCGTCTTCTTGATGCGGTCACCCGTCCCCAGACCCACCACAACGGTGGTGCTCGTGCGCTCGACCCAGTTGCCAGGGTCAACGGTCGTCCACTTGTTTCGGAGCTGCACCAGCTCCTCACGCGGGTTATGGCGCATGAGCAGGCCGCGGATCTTCAAGAACATGCTTTTAACGCCGGTCTCGGCGAAAACCCGGATCATCAGCCCGACCAGCTCCTCTTTCATCGAGAGCACCCGCTCCATCGCGTGGTTCATGCTCTCCTCAGGCATCATCTGCGTCGCGCTCTGCGCGTTAGGGTCCATGCCGGTGCGCTCGCCGCGCATCTTGTCGTAATACTCCAGCAACTGGTACGCCTGCTGCGCCACCGGCGGCGTGGGCACCTCCTGCACACTGTCCAGACTATCCACCCGCCACACCGCGCCGGGTTGAGACTCCAGAAGGTCATCGAGATTAACCTGCCCCCTGACCGCCATCTTGCGCGGGTTGTTGACCAGGTCGAGGTTGTCCTCAACCATCCGCAAGACCTTGGTCTTGTGGTCCGCGAGCTGCTTGAGCTTGTCGTAGAGGGAGTAGCCGTAGAACTTGTGCCCCGCGATGAACGGAGTGGACGCGCTGAACGGATTCTCGGGCACCTCGTAGTAGTCGAGCATCACCTCGCCGGTCTGTCCCGCGAGCAAAATCAAATACCGCTCGGAGATCCCGTCACCGTCCACGTCCAGGACCATATAGACCCGGTGCAGATCGATCAGGTCCTGCGAAGGATCGCCGGTCTCGTTGTCGTTCCGCGACATGCTGGAGGACTCGTGCTCGACATCCTCACGCGCCCACCGCACCTCGTCGTCCCAGTACCGTCCGGAGTCGGCGGAGAGGTCCGCGACCACGTCCTCGTCATACCCCATCGACAACAACTCGGAGCGGGTCTTCACCACCGTGTAGGCGCAGTAGGAGGCGTCGTCGAGATCGATGCTGTTGTGCGTCATCCGCACCCGGAACGCCTCGGGCTGGCAGTTCTCTACCACCAGGTTGCCCTTGGGCGTGAAACGGCGCACAGAGACGTCATAGACCTTCTCCGTGGGCGGTGGGGGCGGTGGGGGCGGCTGTGGCATGGGCGCGCCCTGTGGCGCGTCTGAGACGCCCGGTGGGGGCGGTGGGGGCAGGGACTGCGGCGGCGGCGGCGGCGGCGGGACCGGCTCACCCGTCATTGGGTCGAGGATCGGTACCTCGCGCGCCTCGGAGGAGATGAGCTTGACCGTGCTCTCATCGGCTGGCGTGAGCAGGTCGGCCAGCTCGACCTCGGAGAGGCCTTCGTATTCTTCGAGCTGGTTCGTGACGCCCTCGTCGTAGTAGGTGGCGAAGACACCGACCTTCAGCATGAGCGCGTCACGGATGTGAACGTAAAGCTTGAGGAACCCGTTCGCTTTCTTGAGGAACGTGTGGTGACAGTAATCGGACTCCAGGTCGGCCTGCGCCTGATCTTCCGGGCTCACCGGGTCGAAGCGCACCACGTCGGGCGACTCGATCAGCGGCTTGAGGATGGCGGGCAGAACCCATTCGATAACGTCCGCGACATCAGTAGAGACCGCGGTTGACGCGCACGCCTCGGACGGACCAGGGGAAGTGCCCTTCGCGTACCCATACGCCTGGCGCCAGTTCTCGCGTAGCTCGTCTTCGAGGTATCGGTTGTTGATCCGTAGCTCGAACGCAGCCGCCGCGCGGATATCGTCCTCGGTCATCGGAGTGTTGTCAGCGAATTCAATGCTCATGGTCTATATCCGTGATGGGTAAGGCAGGCGCTTATCGCTCCACCGTGCCTTGCGCCCCGTGCGCCGACGCCAGGCTGGACCGTGGGCGTCCTCCAGACGGCTCTCACGGGCGCTTTGCGCGGCGGCGGCGGCGTCGGAGGCCTCGTCCTTGACCCCGAGGCTCATCACCACCGGGTCGGAGTAGTCGGGCGAGCGACCAAGGATCTTGATGACCTGGTCCTTCGGCAGGACCTGGATCTTCCCGCTCTGCTCCCTCCACGTCAGCACCAGCACCTCCTGCATGAGCTGATCGTGCGGGGGCAGCGCGAGCTGCGTGCTGGAGGCGGGGTCGAGCATATCGCGCAACCGCCAGTAGCTCTCCGAGCGTATGTTGGCGAAACCATAGACCCCGCTGCGGTCACGCTTCTGAGAGGCGCGGGACCCTACGTACCCTTTCAGCGCGCCCTCGTCGGCCAGCGCGGTGGAGTTGCGCAGGTGGTCGTAGACCGAGGCGCCCACACCGGCGGCGTCGATCACGATGGTAGCGCTGTCGCGCCGGTGCTCGATGACCTTGCCACTGACCGACGCACCGTTGAGCGTCTGCGCCGAAGGAAGCACGACGGGCTCTGCTATCCAGCTCCCGTGGCGCTTGATCAGAACGGTCTTGTCCCCGCCACCTCGGGAGACATCGACCGCCAGCGCGGTCATGAGGTCTCGCGGGGCGTTGGCGAGCGCCTTCCAGCGCGCGGTGGCGGCGCGCCACCACTCCGTTGGTATGAGCTGCAGCGGGCGGTCGCCGAGGGAGACCGAGAAGTCGCCGTAAAGCATCGCGCTGCGCAGCGGCTCGGGCAGCTTCTGCAGCGTGCTCTCGTAGTCGGTGTTCGCCAGGTAAGGGTTGTCCTGCACCCGGGCGGGGATGAACGTGCGGCTCTTAGGCTTGATCAGC